GACCCACACCGTACAGTGATGATATGTTGTCATGATCAATGTTGGCCACTGCTTGATTCATGATGAATCCCATGTGACCCGACTGAGTTTCAAATGTGAGGATCACAGAGTGACGCCATAGATCATGTTCTGTGTGATTGATTCGAGGTGATGCTACCAGCAACTGCATGTCAAATATTTATTGGTGGCCCCACAGGGTCAGTAAATACTGGAATGACTGTCAGCACTGGACACATCACACTCACTGCAAGAACTCTGGAACGCTGTACACAGTTGCCCTACACTCGTTATTGGGAGAAGGGCACTGCAGATCCACATCATCCTGACCACATGACTCCGTGGCTGAGCATGGGATATCCTGAGAGCACACTGAGACAGTGGGGCGAGTTCCATCACGTGGACGCTGACTCAGCACAGGGCCTGTTTGAGTGGTGTGCTCAGTTCCGTGTGAGTGCATGGGTGCAACAGCACACACTGTTTGTGGTAGCTCTGCCGGGCATGGCCATGCCACCACATCGCGATGTACAGCAGAATCTCAGAGATGCTCACCCAGTGGATCTCATCAGACGCAGACAGATATTTGTGGAAGATTGGCGATCGGGTCACTACTTTGAAGTGAACGGTCGAGTGTTCACTGGCTGGTCCGCAGGGGATTGGGTGGAGTTCTCCATCGACGAACTGCACATGGGTGGCAACCTGGGCAACACCAACCGTTACACAGTGCAGGTGTCAGGAGCACTAAATATTAGACAATGAGCACCTACACCTTTAACATACAAAAAAGACCCACAGTGGACGACAGCACCTACGATGAGTATCAAGAATCATTTGATTCAACCAACGAGGAGGCTGCGGCCATGGTGGATGTGTCAGTGTCCATCACACTGGACGGTGTGACCAAACACACCATCACACTGGGAGACTCACCCGCTGACCTAACATTTGATGCTGATCTCAGCACAGGCGATCATGTGATTCGCATTGTGCCACAGAAGACTCCCACAGTGTCCACAGATGTGGTTGTGAATCAGTTTTCCGTGGGATCAGACACCTGTTGTTTGACCTCATACAATTTCAACGCCATCATCAACGGCACTGCCAGCACAGTGAGACAACTGTTGGCAGATCCTCAAGCACAGTGGAACAATCACAACAACAACCATGACTATGTGTGGTGGGGCGAAATGGTCACTGTGGATTCCACATATGATCTTGCAGGCGACTTCTATCGACCAGCCATTGTGTCAGATCACGCAGGCGAATGGAAATTCAACTTTACAAAAACTTCAGATGGTGACCTATGGATGTCCTACCATGGAGACATCACTTCTGTGATGTATGACTCCACAGCACTGCATGACTACTACTTCTGCAAGAAGCCTGATGATGCAAGTGAAAGCCTGGAGTCACTGATGGCCAACTACTACAATGACTCTACCACAGTGCAGGGATTCATTGGAGCAGGATCATATGATGCTGAGTTGGTTTACTTGGATTCATCTCTGGATCAAACTGCAGAAGACGACAATTGTATTGTGGTGTTCAGTGCGACAGAATACGAAAACCTGTTGTTCAATCTGTGGTATCATAAAAACTACACAGTGACCAAAATCTCAGCTTCCTAGTCATTGATCTGATTGATCATTTTTAATCCTAACTTAAATACTTTCACATGGCAGTTGTAGTTAGAAAACCAACAGTAATAACTTTTATAGACATTCCAAAGACAGCCAGCATGTCCGTTGCTTCTTGGCTGATGGAACATGCAGATGGATTTGAATTCCTACGTAGACACACCACCTGTAGAAAAATGCAAAACGTTTACAAAGATGTAGGGCATACCTTCTGCGTGATTCGAAACCCATGGGACAGAATGGTAAGTTACTATCACCACCACATATCAAAACTCACAAGAAATATACAGGAAGTAACAGATCACGCAGGCGAACATCCAAGACACAGAGATACAGACTATCAAATTGATCACTGCGAAATGGTATTAGAACATCTGTCAAAAGGATTTAAATTTTTTGTGCAAAACTTTGATCAATGGGGATGGAGCAGTTGGAGTAGGCAACAGCAACACTGGGCAGAAGGAGTTGATCAGATACTGCGTTATGAAAGTTTAGATTATGACTTTGTTTCTATACAAAAAATGACAGGGTGTTCGACACCATTGCCCAACCTAAATGCAAGTTCACACAGAGATTATAAAACCTATTATGATCAAGAAACTATAGATATTGTGGCAAAACATTTTGCATCTGATATTGCACTGTTCAAATACGATTATTAAACTATTTTTTATTTAGATTACGGATAAGCTCTTTTATCTTGCTTGATTCAACGTTGGCTTTTACTTTGCCTATGTCGTCACCACTGGCTTTGTGTTCTTCTTTTGGTTCTTCTGTTACTGTGGATGTTCTTTTTAGATTGCTGTATATAGAAGACGATTGTTTCTTAAATGATTGATGCTCTTCTTCCTCGGCCACATCGAGTATTCTCAGTGTGTCCACATTAAACTCTAGGTCTACTTTGTGACCAACACCAGAACTGGATCTTGTTTTCATGAACTGTATCTGATACTTGCCACGCTCTCTCATTGCTCGAGATGTAAAGATACCAATCACATTGTCTGCTGTTTGTATCTTAGATAGTCCGCCTGAGATGTGCGAATGATCAAATTCTATTTCTTCAACACTGGCTCTGTTCAACTGTGATGCTGTGATCAATATTGCATTCAAGTCAACTGCTAAGTTTCTCAATTCTTCAGACACATACTTGTCTTTCACAAATAGATCACTTGGCGATACTTTTTTATTCATCGGCATCAGTAAGTCTAGATAATCAACCAGCACCACATCACACTTTATGCCATGTTGTATTTCAAACTCTTTAATGTATGATCTAACATCAACAGCAGTTGCGCCACTTGGAATATATTTGATTCTAACTTTGCCCAAGGTCTTTGCTTTCATCTTTATTTTTAGGTCAACTGTGTCTAGGTCTTTGAATATGTCTCGGGCCGGAGTATCAGTCATCATAGCATCCATTCTCATCGCAGTCAAATTCTCACTTAACTCTAGTGTTATGTACACACAGTTCATGCCCTGTTCAGCATAGTTCACTGCAAGATTCTGCAAGAACAAACTCTTACCTGCACCTGATCCTCCTGCAAAAATGTTAAGTTCGCCTCTGTTGAATCCTCCGAACAACTTCTTATCAAAGTTTTTCCAGCCAGTTGGCATTACACCATTGTTGTCTTTGAGAGCCTGCAATCTTGCTTTAGGATCAGCGAAGTAATCAATACCCAGGTCCTTGGTTAGACCAATTTGCACTGCATCCTTGATTAACTTCTCTACTGGGCCATAGTCGCCCTTCTCCAGCAAGTCTGCAGATGCAAGTATGGCAGATTCTAATTCCTTGTGTCTAGCAAAACTTTCATACTCGTCAAGAAACCAATCAAAGTGTTTTGGATCAATGTCGGCAGCCGATTGCAGTTGTCCACCAGTTTTTGCATTAACAATTTCAACATCAGGCAGTGTTTTGTACTCTTGTGCATAATCATGCACAAACTTGGCCACATCTCTCAAAGATGCATCATAGTGTGAATATCTAAATATGTTTTGTGCTCTGACAAATGACTCAGCATCTGCTAGAAACATTTCTAAAAATAATTTCTGTAATTCTGTTGTATACTGTTGCACTTTTATATTATATCACTTTTGTAATTGGTTATCAATAGTTCTTTTCTTTTCTTTTGATCGTCGCGGTATGTACCTGTAGATCTCATAGTATATGTTAGGTCCCATTCTAATAATGTAAATGCATCCCATAGGGTTAAAATGTTTGGATTAGAATTATATGTGATCATCCAATCGCCTTCGATTTTTTTAACCTGTTCATGAAATTGTGCATGATCAAATCCTCGATGCCAATTACCATCTTTGCCATACAGAAATGATTTGATGTCATATGGGGGATCTAAGAATGTGAATTGATCTCCGTAATCAGGGTTGCCCCAAACACCAAAACAAACATCTTTGTAATCATAATTGGTAATGACCCAATCTTTTATAATAGGAATAACTCCACGTAACTTTCTTATATTGTTTAGTGTGAAGTTGCCATCATATGCTTGTTGCGAAAACGTAGATGCTAACCCACTAAAGCCACACTTGTTAACTATAAAAAAGTTTTTGCCTGCTTCATATTCATCATCAGACTCTAACCCCTGTTTGGCTTTTTTAAACAATTCTCGTTGAGCGTCGGGA